TATTTTTCTTTTGTTGGACATATAGAATTAGTTATTCATAGATGTCTATGGACTGCTTTAATGCTTTTATTGACTACAACTTTTTTATCTAAATGGAAAATTTTATTTAAAATTTTTAAAGATTCTAGAAAAATTTTTATTTTGTTTATAACTGGTTTTTTAATTTTTGCTAATTGGACAGTATGGATATATGCAGTTTCAACAAACCAAATTATTAATGCAAGTTTTGGTTATTTTATAATGCCGATATTAAGCGTTTTATTTGGATATATTTTTTTTAATGAAATATTAAATAAAAAAAGAATTATATCTATTTGTTTAGTATTAATATCTGTTTCCTATCTTTTTTTAGACTTTAATACTGTTCCATGGGTCGGACTATTAGTTGCTTTATCTTGGAGTATTTATAATTTATTAAGAAAAACAATAAATGTTGAAACTGATATAGGTTTATTAATTGAAAGTTTATTCATACTACCATTTGCAATAATTGCTTTTTATTTTCTTATAAATAATGGAGTTAATGATTTCAGTTTATCAAATATCCCGTTAATGCTTTTGCTATTATTAGCTGGTCCCATGACTGTGATTCCTTTATTTTTATATGTTAGAGGAGTTGAATTATCAGGACTTGGTCCAACAGGGATGATTTTTTTTATTACTCCTACTTTTCAATTTTTACTTGGTTTTTTTTATTATAATGAACCATTCTCAATACAAAGATTCATAAGTTTTATTTTGATTTGGATTGCTGTATTTATTTATTTAAATGATTTATATGAAAAAAATTAATTTTTTTTTTATTTATATTATTTTTTGTTTTTCTTACATAAACAATACCGTTTGTGCCGATGTTGAATCGTTTGAGATTTGGTTAGAATCTTTCGAAAAAATAGCATTAAAAAAAGGTGTGTCAAAAAAAACTTTTGATCAAACAATGTCAAATGTTAAATTTTTACCTAAAGTTATAGAATATGATCGTTATCAACCAGAATTTTATGAAGATACAATAAATTTTTGTCACAGATGGGATCAGTCTTCTTTTGATCCTAATTATGATACAATCTCACTTTATGATTTTATTCCATTAGTTGGAAAAATTTTTAACAGAGTTCCTTATCTGAATTTATAATTATTTTTTTAATTTTTTAATTAAATGCAATTCACCAGGTTCGAATTGCGGTGAATTTTCTTTAATAAATTTATCAATCAAGGACAATTTTTCATCTTCAAATTCGGTTACTTTTCTTTTATCTAAATCGACATAAAGGGAGCAGACTTCGGTGGTTGATGCTAAATATTTTTTCTCTTTCTGTATCATTCTAATAAAAGCATAGTAAATAATTTGAGTAAAATATGCAAATGGGTTAGATGATTTTTCTGGATTAAAATTCTTTATGTATTGAACACAATTTTCAATACCATCTGAAATCATATCATCCTTAAAAGCATAATTTATAAAATTAGGTCTAAAAGAAAGTCGTTGTGCTATTTTCATGAAACATTCACCAAGATATTCTGAAATCATTGGTGGAAGTTCATCTTTTTCTTTTGCCTCATCAAATCCACGTTTATATATTATCATTTCTTTCAAAAACTTTTCATTATCTACATAATGTATTGGTTTTACTTTTGCCAATCTGCCCTCCTATAAGTTGTCATTTCATATATTATAACATAATAACCCGCTGTTGTCAACCACTTGACAAAGCTCTTGACAGGTGATATAATACTAGTGTAGGGGTTAAATGATTTATTAAGTCTTCAATTGTACAACGTATTCAGCTACAGTAAATCTTTCTTCCTTATATATTTTTTTCCTTTCCTCAAAATGATCTAATGTATAGTTGTGATTACTACCATAAGATAGATCATCAGCAATATCATACAACGTAGCTATATCTTTCTTTTTAGATTTCCGTAATCCTCGACCTATTGATTGTAAATTTCTAACCCGACTCTTAGAAGGACTAGCGAAAACGATGTTATGAAGATTCCTAATATCGACGCCAACACTAAATACGCCGTAACTAGCAACGATAATTGCATTTCGTTCTGATTCAACGATATGTCTAATTTGTTCTCTTGTATCTGCACTTGTTCCTCCATGAACGAAAAATATTGTTCTACCATTTGATTCCTCCTTTATCATATCGTAAAGTAACTTTCCATGTTTTTCAACAAAACGAAATAGAAGAAGTGTATTAGTCTTTAAATCTAGAACTAATTTTTTTATAAATATATTTCTTGCTTCAGAATTTATCAAATAATCCAGCTCTTCTTGATAACTTATTTTCCTAAGATCATGACATATTGAATCTGGATGTTTTATTAAAATTGCTTTGATAGTAAAGGGTGATAGATATTTACTGTCTATAAGCTTCTTTGTTGAGGTGACCTTGTAGACCTTACCAAACAGCCCTTCTAGCACCAATTTATGTGTTAGTGTTCCGTCTAATGTTCCAGTTGTTCCTATACGATATTTTGCATTAATACATTTGGTCATTATAGATGTGAGAGATTTTGACTTAAAACCATGAGCTTCATCACCAATCACAAGTTCATATTGTTCAAAGTATTTTTGTTGCATCTTATAAATTGACTGCCATGTTGATATTATGATGGGCAGTTCAGAACCTTTATCTCTTCCAGCAAAAACCGTATGACAGTTGTTTGCTACATCAAATCCATATTGTCTAAAATCATTATACATTTGAGAAACAAGAGATATAGTAGGAACTAAAATAAGAGTTTTCAAATTCAAATACCTTATAAGTATATAGATAATCAAAGATTTGCCTGAAGCTGTTGGTGAAAGTAAAAGTGCTTTGTGGTGGGTCAAGGCATGATTGACAGCAACCATTTGGTAATCTCTAGGGGTCACTGGTAACTTTAATGAATCTATAAAATCTTGTTTGAGGACGATTTTTTCGACTTCAAAGTCAGATTGAAATTTTACCTTATAATCTCTAGTATAAAGAAATTTACAAAGATGTTCAAATAATCCCCCATAAAGAAGACGGCTATGAACATTAAAAAGTCTTATCTTTCCATCCCAAATTCTATTACGATATGCTGGCATAAATGTGTAGCCAGGCACCATAAAAGTAAAATGATCACAAATTTCTTGAGCAGTTGAAGCTTCACAATCTATCTGGATATAGACTTCATTTTTTTTAGATATGTTAATTATTTCCATGAGAAAATTTCAACCAATCCAAAGCATTCTTAATCTGGAACCCCCGATTGTTTATCATCCTAATAACAGAGTCTAGATAGTTTATCTTTTCCTGTAGGACTACTAATTGTTGTTTCAATTTGATTACATCATCATCTGATTCAATATATTTAGCTATTTCATTCTTGAGAAGTCTTCCCAAATATTGTTCCCATCCATGCTGTTCAAGTTCTTCTTGAGACATTTTACCAGAATAATACTCAGTCTTAGTCCGAACCATTTTAGATAGTTCAAACTCAACTCCTTTTAGTCTGATTCGTTCATCAGTAAAAATTTTAAGATATTTGTCATGAATTTGTGGAATACGGATGGATTCTGTACCCAGTTCTGTATAATCAATTTCACTATCTCTATGCCAAAGTTCTTGAATATCTTCAAGTTTCAAATCACCTCCTTAAATAATAATTAAACTGGTTTTCCTTCGTATGATGGGTCATTGTTGAGTAGGTTTTCAACTGTATAAACATCATAACGAAAAGAAACATCTGCAGTAACATAATCTATATCTGTTCCACCACTATCAAATGCAATTGAAGAAAGGCTTAGTGGAAAACATTCATGAAATCGAAAATTTATCTGTGGATTCATATTTCCTGTTAAAACGGTTAAAGTTGCGTCAGTAGTCAACTCTGAGTTTTCTGATAATTTTTTATATTTTTCTTGGCCCTCTTTAGTTGGAAATCCAAGTCCGACAATCCAATCATAAATTGATAACCAATTTTTCATATTTTCATCTACTATGAATTTTATTGACAACTCTTCAAAGGTAACCTCATCACCAGAAAATTGTATAGATTTTAATGCTGTAGCCACTTCAATAGAAGATATAGAAACTCCAGGC